GCAAATATCCGTCCAGGTTTGCAAATCCTTTTCGTTGTCCGTCAGCTTTGCAAGATGCTGGGACGCTTCCACAGCCTGTTCACTGTCACCCAGTACGGCATTCAGTTCTGAATATGTTTGCTTTGCCGTTTCAGATGAATGCCCGTTTGTTACAAAAGCCGTGTCCAGCTTCGCCATTTCAGCCCTGTATTCACGGCTGCTTTCAATGGCGGCAATCCATGCACCACCAAGGGCAACACCAGCGGTCAGAACCGCCTTGCCGATACCAAGCGCAACAGAACCTATTTTCCCAAATGCATCTTGTACCTTTGTGCTTGCATCGTCTGCATTCCGGCTTGTTTCATCCAGCGCACGGTTTGCTTCCGTATTGTCAACCGCTATTGTCCCCAGCAGTTTGAATAGTTCCATCTTCCTGCGCACCTCCACCCACGGAAAACCCTTCAAGCATCTGGAAGGATGTGTTGAAGGTTTCCTGCAAGTCAAATTGTGTCGGTGCTGCGGTATGTGTGTTTACTCTTGCTCTTTCCTTAAATTCTGCATAGCTTGTTTTGTCGAACACCTTATGAAGCCAGGCATCCCACAGGATTTTTTCTTCCTGTTCTTCGTTGTACTTTTCCACAAAACTGTCCACAAATTCCCCAAAGCGCCTGGTGCTTATCATCCCATCAAGCAAGGGCATAGGGTTTGCGTATCGGCTATACAGCAAGTCAAGAAACTGCAAATCGTTTATTTGAACAATCCGAAAACACGCATAAAAAAATCACGGAAACCTTCCAGCTTGACCACATCAATAATCATTTCGGCAAAGTCACCGGGGTTCATTTGTGCAATATCTTCAGCCTTCATGTTGGAAAGCCGGGCAAGGAATGCGTAAATGTCATTCTTGGCGGCATCCATGTGTTCCATCAGCACACAGCCGATGTCAATAGCCACCAGCACACCAATGCCAGACAGTTCCTTTTCGCCCTGTTCTTTATTTGCAGCCATCAGCATCATGGCATTCTTCACTTCTTCCGACTGGAAGCATTCCTTCACATTCTTCACGCCAACTTTGGTCAGAATGCGGAACATCAGAAAAATGTCATCAGCCTGGGGGTTTCTCAACGTATATGCTTTATTCTCCATTTAGCACATTCCTTTCATTAAGAAGGGCAGGAGCGATCACGCCCCTGCCCTGTTCAGTTTAAGCGGCCTTCGGATAGTAAATATGCCAAGGCAGCTTGTCCAGATCAGCAGCAGGATCAACGTGGCATTCAAATACGTACTTGCCAACCACGCTTTCCTTGTTCTTGTACTCATTTTCAAAGCCGGAAGTACACAGCACATTGTCCAGAATGGCAATGATAAATTCGCCTTCCAGCGTCTTGCCAACGAAGGCAATGTTGTCCCAGTAGTCATCATCGGTAATGTCAGCCTTCGCTTCATACACATCATGCAGCGTATCTTCGGAAGTGCCAACAGTGGCAAACAGGGCCGCTTTGATAAGGTCAGGCGTAAGTTCAATGAAATTTACTTCCATCGTGGCCTTTTCGTCCACCTTCTTTGCCAGGCCCTTTACATTGGTAGGCACACCGTCAATTGCAGGGCGGTAGATTTCCGGCACAATAGACAGCTTGCTGCCACCAGAAGTAGCACCCACCAGGCTTTCGACAAAATTCCACTTGCCGCCTTCATACTTCAGGTTCTTGTGGATAGTGCCAGCACCAAACGGGATGTTGCCGGGGGTCTTTGCGGTCAAACCGTTCTTCCCTTCAACCATATTATTTCACCTTCCATTCTTGAATTGTCAGATTGATTTTCATGCTTTTGAGTTCCGCATCACCCGTAGGCACAATCATTGCGGAATCATAAAAAACAGCAATCCCTGTTCCATCGTCAAGGATTGCCGTTCTTGCGCAGTTCTTTTCAATTAGTTCTTTGGCCTGTTCCAACAACAGCCATTCTTTCCGGGTGAACAATCGCAGATACAGCGTTGTTTCATGCCGCCCGTCCTCTTCCTTTGTCAAGGAAGGAATTTCTGTGTAGCTTTCGCCAACACAGTAATAGTTGTCCGGCAGTTCTGCCGCCTTCCAGCGTTCAAAGCGGTACGGAACGCCAATTTCCTGCATCATCTGTGCAATGTAGTTAAGTGCTGAAACGCTCATGTTTCACCCCCTTACTTTTTGTTCATTCGGTTCTGCAAATCCGCTTCCATTTTCGGTTTTGTCACCAGAAACGCATTTTCAAGGGTATGCTGCGGATCACGGCCATTTGTAGCATAGGCATCCAGCCCTTCTGCCCTCATGGAAGCAGCCACAGCTTGGGCTTCATCCTCATTGGCATAGGTTCTGCCGCCGCCCCTGGACGCTTGCCCTTTCACATACACCCACCAGCCATTCCGGCTTTTGCTTCTGTCAACAGCGTGTTCACCAGTGCCAAACTCTTCCCAATATCCAGCTTCCAAAGGTGTGCCAATGGTAGCTTCACCTTTCTGTTCGTCCACATAGTTGCTGTATGATCCACGAAGTTGCCCCTTGTCATCCATCTTGCAGTTTCGCTGTGCCTGTGCTGTGATTTCACTTGCCCAGGTGTGAAGCCATGCCACCTTTTCGCTTTGCAGCATATCCTTCACCTGTTCGCTGTAATCTATCAATGTTACCTTTGACATTACTGCCCACCTGTGTACTTCAGATAGATTTCAAGCTGTGAGCCGCTGCCCATTTCCATAGGATTGTCAATATAGGTAATGTCATAGACTTTACCGTTAATTTTCATCCTTGCCGTTTCGGCTGTGATGCGGCTATTAAACGGCACATAATCGCAGATGAAAAGGTGTGTGCTTTCCTGGATTTTTGCAAGGTATGTGGTATAAGAAGTGCTGCCAGTGGATAAGTCAAGCCAGCCACGCAGGGTTTGAATGTCAGCCCAGGTTTCCACGCTTTCGCCAATGGCGTTGACAGTTGCCGTGCTGATCTGGATGGTTGCTGTGGTATTGCCACCAATTCCTCTCATACGCTCAACCCCTGTCCGAACCGGGGCCTTACATAAGGCCGCAGAAGCCCCATTATTTCCGCAGGATAGCCATTGACCGTGTTGCTTGCATCCCTTGCTTGATAGGTGACAGAATGCCGGGAAATGCTTTCAGAAGCAATGCCAGTTTTGTCTTGCATTTCAAGTTCCCATTTCAGCAGTTTAATAGCAACCAGTTTAATGTCCGCAGGATATTCAATAACACCGTTCACAATGTACTTGTGAAAGTTGTTGTTGGTATACCCCTGGATAACCCTTTCAAGGGCTTGCAGCCGAAGTGCAAGCCCCTGATCGGTTTCATCGGTTGTTACAAACTGCCGAAATTCTTCGACAGTCATAATCATAGGGGTTTAGCCCCCTTTCATCAGGCTTTGGTCTTCAGAATGACAACCTTCGCTTCGTTGGTCAGCGCAGGCATACCGAAGGCAGTGCAGATAATCTTGTCACCCACGCCTTCTTCACGCTTGTGTTCAACCAGGTTGCCACGCTTCAGGAAGTAAGTGATGGCAGGCATATCATCTTCGGTTTCCTCATCGTTGTTCAGCTTGATAATGGGATTCATGTAATAGTTGTTGGCAACAGCAACCACATAATCACCCACAGCGGGGGAAACAATCTTACTATTGGTTGCATCCCAAGTCACACCTGCGACATGACTTGCCTTCAGGTTGGTGCCAGAAACATAGGAAGCATCAGCAACAATCGCAACTGCACCAGTATCCGATGAAGTCGCAGTGACGTACTTAATAAGTGCAATCTTGTTGGACACCACAACGTCACAACCAGCAATGCGGCCAATAGCACCAGAAGCCATGACACCAGGGCCAAACTTGTCAGCAGACAGGAAGTCGGCATCCTTGCGCAGCTGGGTCTTCTGCTTGCTGTGGATCAGAATAACCTTCTTGCTGTCTTCTTCTTCGCCGAACATATCCACGCCATCCACGATAGCGGAATACTTGATGGCGGCGGTGCTGGCATCCACTTCGTTCTTGGATTCATACAGCACGGCAACACGGTCATTATCCAGCTTTTCAGAAATGGACATAGCAATCTGATTGGTAGCAGTACCCATGGGATTGCCATAGCCGGAAAGCTGGGCTTCATCGGTCAGCATAACGCCGTTACCAATCTTCTTAATGCCATACTGGGCAGTGGTGAAAGACATCTTGGTCACATCAATGGGCTGGCCTTCTTCCAGGTCTACGGCTTCGCCGATGTAGCCCCAACGGGGAACGGTAACGGTAGAACCGGGAACGCCAGCCAGAGTGCTGTCAACCTTGATATAGCCCGTCATAACGGCCTTCTTCTGCACCTTGGCGTTAATCATATCGGAAACAACCTGGGGATCAAATACATCACCGTTTACAAGAGTGGTCACGTTAGTCAAATCTGCCATTTTTCATTCATCCTTTCATCAACTGTTCATACTGTTCGGGGTTTTCTTTTCGCAGGGCAACCCTGCTGTTATAACCCATTTTGTTAAATTCTTCCCTGGTAATAGCCGTACCGGGGGTTTCTTCATGGGGCAGCTTGTTTTCAATAATCTGCTTGCTGCCAGCCGTTTCAAACTGCGTGGGAAGCTGGGTTTTCAGGGCGGCAACTTTATCTTCCCAGCCCTTGATTTTCCCGTTTTCGTCCAGCGCAAGTTCGCCCTTTTCCTTCAGCTTGAAGGTGAGATAATCCACATCCAGTGCCTTTTCAGCCAGCAAGCCAACCTTGATTTCAGCATCAAGCTTTGCCTGTTCCAGTTCAGCCGTAAGCTGTGCCACCTGCTGTTCATAAGCGGTGATTTTCTGCTGCAAGCCTTCCTGCCCCTTGGTGGATTTTTTCATTTCCTCAATCAAAGCCTGGGCTTCTGCAAGCTGTTTGTTCGTCCCTTCGTTCTGGGTTTTCAGCTTGCCATAACGAATATCCATGTTTTCTTCGGAAGAAAGAAACACGCCCTGCGCTTTCATTTCGTCCATGATCGCCTGGATAACATCGTCAGCAAGGCTTTTGCCCTTCAAGATTTCGGTCAGTTTGGTTTTCATTTGATACATTCCTTTCTATCTACGCTTTTACCGTGGTTGCATCACGCTTATTGGAATAGGTGTTTTCCATCCCCCCGGATGCAATATGCTAAAGCCGTTTGGCTTTATGCCAGAATTGATGTCCATGTGTTCCTGCCCACAATCCCGTCAGCAGTCAGGCCGTGGGCTTTCTGATATGCTTTGACAGCCGCCAAAGTTTTTGCACCAAAGATGCTATCTGCATTGCCACAATCAAAACCGTTTTCATTGAGCAGCCATTGCAGCACCTTTACCTGTGTTCCTTTGTTGTTCTTGCGAAGTGTTTTCATTGTTACCACCCCACTTTCATTTACAGCCGTTTTCTGTGCTGTCTGCGTGGGTTTTTCTGTTTCCTTGATAGTTTCCTTGCCCTCAATTACAACCGTGTTAGAAGGGCTGTTTTCGCCGTTTAACAGCGTCTTGACATCTGCCCTGAATTGTGCCATGCTGCCGCCGAATTTCTTCTGCCAATTCTTCGGATCACCGTGATTTGAACCATAGCCAGCTTGGTATGCTTCATAGTGTCCAACGATGTTATCAGGGGAAATATCGAACGCACGGCACAGCATCACGCACAACTCTTTTGCAAGGCCGAACGCCGCTTTGTAATACGCTTCATCATTCAGCCCATCTTCACAGATTTCAAACTGAATGTGGCTGGCATTGTAGCTGCCATTCTTTCCGCTGCCCACACCCCAGCAACGATGATCCCAGGGCAAAGTCTGGTATACTTTCAAACTGCCATCTGCCACCTTGCCAATCCATGCATGGACGCATTTGGTAGCAGAAGGTTTGTTCCAGTGGTTGTTATACCTGTTTTCGCCCAGAATGCCATCATTCGGGCCGACATAGCGTTTGATGTTCGGATTGTTTGCCCCTGTGCTATGTACAACAATGCCGGAAGGCTTGATTTTCCTTCCGGCTGTAAAGCACGGGTTCTTTGTCTGGTAATACTGCACAATCTCCATGTTGGTATCACGCCCCTTCTATGCTTGTTGTCTTTATTCTTCGGTCTTTTCAAGAACAGGTTCAATGATTACAGGTTCAGCCGCCTTGGCATCCACAAGCCCTTCAGCAATGATGTAAGCAAGCGCACCAGCACCAGCCATAATCAGTGCCGCCACCTGGGTGACGGTATCTTCAGCCATACCAAAGGCCACCAGCAACATACTCACAAATTCGGCAATAGCCACCCACAGTTTCCGAGAAGTCAGTTTCGCTTTCCAGTTAATCATTTTACTTGATCCACTCCTTTCTTTTTCAAACAAAAAAGGCCGCAAATGCAGCCTTCTCAACGGTTTATTTAGTTGATTGGTAGTTGACTACCACATTGGAAACACCCCTTTCTAATGCGTTAAAAATGCGTTAGAAGTGCGTTGGTTTTTCGGCATGAAAAAAGCACCTTGCTTATGCAGGGTGCTTAATGCTTTCTATTTCGTTTCGTTTGCAGTCATACAAAGGCCATTCGGAAGGATAATCAGCGTCATCACGCTTTCCTTTGGTATTGCTTTCTACTGTGTATACAGTGCCATTCTTGCCTTCGGAAATGTCGATGATATGACCGACAACGCCGTTCTTTTTAATTTTCACACGGTCGTATAGTTCAAAAGCCATCGTCAATCCTCCCTGTGCGCTGTAATCAATCTAGGTTTAGAACCTGGGGCATCAATCTTCCAGACAGTCCTGAATCTTTTTCCTTTTCCATATCCAAGGTTCATGAAAATGCTAAACTTCTCGCCGCCATCTGTTTGCGGTCTGCTGTCAGTCGCTTTTTTCATGTCAAAGCCGCTTTCAATAGCCAACGCAAGCACCTTGGCATCAAAGGTCATATAGCCCTCTGTTCCTCTGTACCCTGCGTCATAAAACTCTTGATAGTGGTCTGCCCCTGGCTTAAGAAAATAACTCTTTATTTTGTCCTCATGAATGACAAAGCCCTTGCTACTTACATAGTTTTTGCCCTCTTTAATTATACCATATTTTCCAGAATTATCAAGGGGTTCAGACATTTTTAGATACTTTTCCTGGAAATCTGCAAAGCTTTTTGATTTGTCAAGTTTGAAGGTTTTTGCCCTCTCCTGCATAGTTTCCAGTTCGTCAGCATCCAGCGCCGCCCTGGCTCTGGTCAACGCCACACAGCGGCAGTTGCAATCTTCGGCAGGATCACCAAATTCACCAGGATACATGGCAGACAGCCCATTGATTTCAAAGGGTTCATCCACTTCCCGGATTTGTCCATCCAGCTTTCTGTGGCTATCCCGTGTAGCACTGTCCAGCGTGGCATCCCACTGTTTTACCACATCAGCACCCTTGCTCTTTGCCACCTGTCTTGCATCTTCCTGGCTGGCTTGCTGTATCCTGTGGCCTTCTGTGCGAACAATGGCGTTTGCCCTGGCCTTTGGTGCACCCGTTGCCATCCTGATATTCCTTGCAATATCATCATAGGCCATACCAGTTGCAATGCCACGGGTCAGTTCGTTGCTGATTTTTTTCTTCAGCGTTGCCATATCACTGCCCAGTTCCCTATACACGCCATGTTTCAGCTTGGTGTCCGTCATGACGGCCTTGACAACTGCATCCTTGTCAATCGGAGCAATAACGGGCAAGCCCTGGCCGTGTAGGTCATACATTGCACCTACATAGCCTGTTGTATAGCTGTCATTCATAAACTGTTCAATAGTCTGGTATGTTTCACTATGCAGTTTGGCAATGGTTGCTTCCAACTGCTCTTTCAGTTGCTTCTGATAGGCAATTCTGTTCTGTCTTGATGGGGTTTGTCCCTTGGCTTGCAGCATTGCAATCTGTGCATTCACAGTGGACAGGGCGGCGTTGTATTGCCGTTGTAGCTGATGCAACGTGCGCTTTTCCTGTTCCAACTGCATCTGGATGACTTCTTTTTCACGCTTATTCAATCAGATCACCAGCGTTTTCATCTTCCGGCACAACAGCGGAAAGCTGTGCTTCATACGGTGACAGTTCATCAGGGTTCGGCAATTCGTCCTTGATGTCCTCATAATTGATGTCAAGTTGTTCACAAACATACTGCATCATCAGTTCATCACCAAGCTGTTCACGAAGGTTTTGCAGGGTGGTGACTTCCGTCTGCCTGGTTTGTGCTTCCGTCAGTTTGATTTGAGCATTTTCAAGGGCATTGGTGGGGATTTCAGGGTTGAAATCAAAGTAAATATCACCCTGCGTATAATCCGTTTTCTGTTCATCGTTGATTTCCTGAAGCACAACCTTGAACAACTTACGCAGAAACTGCTTCAACCAGATTTCCAGCTTGTTACGCTTCAAATCCATCAAGCTGTATGCGCTCTTGATAGCAATATTGGTGGTAGCTGCCGTGTCCTTCAGCCCGTTGGTGTTCAAGCCAAAGCCAAAGCGGTAAATGTTCTGTTCGTCAAATTCCATCTTGGCCCGTCTGGCTTCAATAGGAATAGCAACGGTCTGCACTTCCACACCGCCGTTTTCATCAACACCAATATGCTTCTTTGCCTTGATGTTATACATCAGTTCGTCAAGGTTTTCCCCTGCGAAATTGTGTACCACATACAACGCTTCCTGCGTATCCTGGATGTTATTGGACAGGCCACAGTTCATCAGATCATAGTCATCAATAAGGGCTTTGATGGGCTTCAAAGCACTAAACTGCTTCCTGCCGTTGTCCAGACGGAAGAAGGGAATGAAGCCGTAGCTGTCATAGTAGGTATTGGCATCATTGGGCTTCTTATATACCGTGTGCGGCCTGGGGTTCAGTTCAGCACTGTCATCCAGCACAATCTTTCCATCGTCCACCTGGCAATAAAAATAGGTCTGGGATGCGTCCCAAACCTGAATGCGCTTGATTTTCTTGCTGTCTTTGTCAATGCGGTCAATGTACCAGTAAATGAGATAATCGCAATGGTCTTGCGTATCCTTTGCCCTGACTTCCACAACGCCCATGCTGTCAGCACATTCAAAGACGGTCTTGCCATCCTTGTTCTTATAGGCGTACATATATTCAAAGCCCTTTACCTGGCTACCTGTAACCACTTCATACAGTTCAGCCATGAAATCTTCGTTATCATTGAAGCGTTCGTCCAGTTCCTTCTGCAATTCGGGAATATCACTTTTAATGAAGGCATCCCCGGAAAGCAAATACTGAACGCCCTGATCCACAATTTCCGTGAAGAAAGGATGGCTGATTTTGATGTTGGCTTTCGTCTTATCTTCTTCCATTTCGCCAGCAGCATTGATAAAGAACATACGGGAATTTCTGATGTCGTGTTCCCCTTCGTAATACTGTACGCCCTTCTGTGCTTGCTGTTTCTTCCGGCTCATTGCATCGTTGTTTATCCACTGCCGGATTTCTTCCACCGTGAGCATATATACCCATACCCCCTTAATAATGCCATTTCTTTTCTGTAATGTACTGTTCCAAACCGTAACGCATAGCGTCCATAAGATGGTTAAAATCATCAATCGGCACATTCAGCTTGTTGCCGAATTTGTCTTGATCCCAGGTATAGTTGCTGATTTCAGTTAAGAAATTCACGCACTGGGGATGAATGATGATTTCTAAGTCCTGCACCCATTGAATACCATTCTTTACGCTGTCCTTGCCCTTCTGTGCTGCCTTGACACGCAATCCATAGCTTTTAAGTTCATCAATAGATTTCGGTTCTGCGCTGTCTGCCGTGATACGCTCTTTTGCATATCCCATTTCCTTCACTGTATCGGCAATAGCTTTATTGCTCATGCCCTTCTGATACATTTCATCAAACACAAAAAGCCGTTTATTGGATTTGTCAAGCAAGCCGCAAAACAGCGTTGATGGGTCATTTGTATAGCCAAAGTCCATGCCGAACACGGATACCATGCCTGGCCGCTTTCTCACTTCGTCCAGGTCAAAGGCTTCTTCTTTCCAATTCTCATACACAAGGCCATCCACAATACCCCAGCCGCCAAGGCCAGCAACGGCATAACGCCGGGGGTTCTGTACCTTCATGCGCTCAAACAGCCGCTTGTCTGATTCGTCAAGCCATTCATTGCACATGTAGTTTGTTGTCAGGGCAAGGGTATCTTCATCTGGCGTATCAAAGAACCGTTTCTTCAGCCAATGGTGTTCGTTCCAAGGGTTGAAGGTGATTGTCCATTGCTTAAACAGGCCATCCGGCACACGGCCACGGATTGATTCATCCAGTACATTGAAATCATTTTCCTTCATGACTTCATATGCTTCTTCCAACCATGCCCAGCACAGACAGCCCACTTCCACTGTAATTGATGTTACTTTCAGCGGATCATCCAGCCCACGGAAGTATATTTTCTGCCCTGTGCGCTTGTATGTGGCTTCCAATGGGTTCAGGGTAAACTCCCACAAATGGTCAACGTGAAAACGGTGTGCCGCCCATTTCAATTCTTTGTAGCAGCTATCCTTCAATGTTCTGTATGTCTTGCGTACCACAAGCAAATTGGCATCCGGGTATTTCATCAGATTGTAGATATACCATAATGCCGTTGTCTTGCTTTTCTTACTCGCACGGCTTCCCTTACATACACGATAACGCCCTTTATAGTTCCAGAATGCCTTGTATCCCTTCCCGATATAATCGGGTAGATATATGCGCTGCATTTCTTCATTCTTCAAGTTCATCTTCCCCTTGGAAGAACACAGGTACATTCATGTTCATGTCTACACTATCAACAGGTTTCTGGCCCACGGTATCACGCACATATTCAGCAGCCTTTGTATCACCCTTCATGGCCTTCTGTACCTGGGCAATAAGGATGGCATCCTGTACACTGATATTCTTACCTTTCAATGCAGCAAAGCTACGAATGCTTTCTACATCCGCAAATTTGCCGTTCTTCATAGGCATTGAAAGAAGAATGTCCAGCGTTTCACGCATCATTTTCTTTTCCCGTCTGGCCTTGCCGGATGCAATGCCGCCGTTACGCCCACGCTTTCTTGCTTCGTCCGTGCTTTGTACCGGGTCAAGGTTCGCTTCATTCGTCACATTGCATCACCCCTTTCATTTAGGCGTATACCAGAAACTGTACGTTATCCTATTCTTTGAACATGCGCTTACAAGATTTATGTGCTTTTCCTTCGGTGCAATCTTCTCTAAAGCTTTCAAATCACCACTTCTGCCAAACCGTGCTAGCACCCAGTCTTTATCCCGTTTCAATGCCCCCACAAGGGCAGGTGTGGTTGTGGTAAGGTTCAATTCAAAACCTTCCTTTTCAACAATCTTTGCAACGGCTTTGATAAACGCAGTGCCTATCCCGATACCTTGATAATCAGGCAATACCACAAGGCGATGCACACGCTTCTTACCTTTTTGCATAGGGAAATAAATAATCCCGGTATGGGCTACTATTTCATTATTCAATACAGCCACATACTGCTGCGCTGCCGTATGTAAATCAGTATTCAAATAGTGATATTTCCTAAATATCTCCCATACTTGCTTTTTAATTGCGTTGTCAACCCTGTATATTTCAAGTCGGATTTCTGGGCGGTTGATCTTTCCCTTACTGTAAAAAAACATTTTTCATCCGTGTCATAAATCCAATCAGGTTCAAGCCAATCAATAATATCCTTGTGACAGGCAACAGCAATAAATTTCTTATTCTGCCGCTTTACTGCCTTGCTAATTGCATACGATGCAGTTTTTGCAACTTCACGATTGACAACGGATGTAAATTCATCAAAGACAACAATATCACGTTCTTCAAGAATGCTTCTCGCAAGGTCTACACGCATTTTTTCACCGTTAGACAATACGGAATAAGGCTTCAGCCAAGACGGGGGAGAAGCAAAACCAACGCTTGTAAAGGTCTTTTCAATTTCCTTCAGGCTTTTCCCTTTAGGCATATCGTCAATTACCGCATCAGCCGTATATTCGTAACCCTTGATATATGCATCACCGAAACATTCTTTTGCAATCGTGCTTTTGCCCGTTCCGCTGCCGCCAACAATCAAACCAACATTCCAATCTTTCCCTTCAATTTCTATGTTCCCTTTGAAATGTTCGTTGATGTGCTGCAAATCCAAATCGAAATTGGTTACCACACTATTCACACGAAAAGAATTTGGTGGGCATACATCCTTTACAATATCAAAGTCCGGCATTTATACCCCTCCTCGGTCAGCTTATAAAAAAGCTGTTCCTGTTCGCTTTCGTCATTGCATTCAATAATTACTTCGTAGGTTTCGCCTACTTTATCAGAAAGATCATCCCGTTCTTTTTCTTCACGGGGTTCATCTTCTTCCGCATCTTCAAAGCCGAATACAGCCATATCAAAATCAAACAAATCATCCAGTTCCCCGGCAAGCAAATCAAAATCCCATTCTGCCTTTTCAGCCACTTTGTTATCAGCCAGCCGAAAAGCCTTGATTTGTTCTTCTGTCAGATCATCTGCCACAATACAGGGAACAGCGTCCAGTTTCAGCTTCTTTGCTGCTTTATATCTTGTATGCCCGGCCACAATAACACCTTCATTGTCAATAACAATAGGCACTTTGAAGCCAAACTGCTTGATGCTTTCGGCAACGTACTTGACAGCTTCATCATTCTTCCTAGGGTTTTTATCATACGGATGTATTTCATCCATACGCTTCATGATGATTTCCATATATCCTCCTTATACATTGACCATCTTTTCATGTTGTTCATTCTCCTTCCCCTGCCCCCACCAGCAGGAGAATAAATCCCGTGGGCCTTAATAAATAAAATGTTGGCGTATACGCCTGTCCCACACTCCTGTTTGCATGAAAAAAGGATGCAGCCAACTGGGCCACACCCTCTTATCATCGTATGTACTCCTTTGCAAAAATTAAGCCCCAGTGGCAAAGGAGAAACCACCGGGGCAGACGCAAGCTGTTTTGTGTAAATTTTTCACGATACCATTATATCTTGTCAAGAGGGGAATTAAAAGGGCCTGTAGGGGAATTAAGGGGGCTTGTTTTGCAAATAAAATAAAGCCGGGGGAAATTCCCCTGGCTTTCTGTTATTCTTCTTTCATTACCTTTTCAAACGCCTGTAATGCCCTGCCGTGCAGCCTTTTCACCCAACGGTATGTATAATTCATTTCAACGGCTATCTGTTCCAGCGAGTGATACAGCACATACCGTTTGTGCAAAATCTTATAGTATGTAGGGTTCTTCACCTTATCCAGCAAAGCCTTGGCTTCACGCTTCAGGTCAACAAACGTGTCTGTGTCACGGTTGATTTGTGTCAGCAGATCAGCCATCTTCGCCACGGTGTCACCAAGCTTGTCTTGGCTTCCGCTGGCAGTTACCACATCCCGTTTCAGTACAGGCGTAATCCTTGTTACCATAGCTTGTAGTTTTTCGTATTCTTCCAGCCCATAATTAATGCGGTCATCATAGTATTTAATTTTCAGCAAATATTCTTTTGCGTTACCCATCATATTTCCCTCCTTTACAGTTCCACAAGCCCCTGCATACGCCAGTTCTTTTTGCCATCTGGCCGCAGATTGAAGCAGAAACCATTTTCTTTGCTCATTTCCGCAATGCGTCCGGCAATGGCAGCATCTATTTCGTGTAGTTCAAACAGCGTCCGTTCGCTGCTGATAATGGTGATTTTGTCCGGATTATTGTACCTGGCATTGATGATTTCAAAAGCCCTGTGTACTTCCGCTGCCGTTGGGTCTTTCACACGGCCAAATTCATCCTTGCCATGCTTGAACAGGTCATCAATGTACAGCACATCAACGTTTTTCAGTTCGCCCATTTTTTCTTCATATGCAGCAGGATCATTCACCATAGCATTGATTTTCGGCAGCTCTTCAGGCCATACCATGTATTTAGCATCCCTGTTCTGCCGAATGAATTGCACCGTCATGGCAGCACAGATGTGCGTTTTCCCTGCCCCAGACTGCCCACCAATGAAGAAGCAGGTGTTGTCCCCTTGACAGAACCGTTGTGCTGTGTCCTTGATTTGGATGTGCCAATCTTCCGGGGTTTGATAATTGTCAAAGGTGTACTTCTTCACCACGTTGCCAAGGCCAGAACGGTTCAGCCGTGCCAGGGCATTCCTGGCTTTATGGCATTTGCACTTGGCCAGCACTTCGATACCGTAGCCGTAAATGGGGCTGTGTTCCAGCTTGGCCACCATGCCCTTGTTCTTGCAAATGGCACATTCATAGCCGTCCTTCAGGTGCAGATCACCTTCCGTTTCGTTGTAGCTGTCCACCTTGTACTGCTCATATTCTTCACGGCTCATAGGTGGTTCAGAACCAAGTGCCGACTTTACCTGTGATGGCATCAGGTTCATGATGTCCTGCATGGCTGTTCCCCCCTTTCACAGTGTCCTTTCTTGCCCAGTTGCGAATGGTAGCGTAATGGCTTTTATACCTTTTACCAGTGCTGGCAACATAGGAGGATAGGCGTTCAATACGTTCCTGCCAATCAGGGTATTCCGCTTTCAGCTTTTCCAGTTCATCATCAGTAAGCAGAACGTTTGCATATTCCCCATGTTTGTGCTTTACTGGTTTGGTAGACTTAGGGGAATTATGACCGTCATTGACGGGCATATCCTCTATATATTCTTTTTCTTCTTCTTTATCTTTATCTATTTCTTTATCTATATCTGTTGCGTTACTTTGCGTTACTGTAACGTTACCTGTAACGTTACCAGCAGCAAGCTTCTGTTTTTCCCTGTGCTTTGCCACCCGTTTCCTTGTTTGCTCACGGATAACAGCCAGACCATCAACAGCTTGCCATTTTTCCCAATGAGACAGGCAAATGATATTGTCCACTATTTCAACCATGCCAAACCGTTGAAATGTAGCAAGGCCAAGTCTGATAGTATTAATATCAATGCCAAACTGATCCGCAAGCATTTCTTCCGTAAAGGGAATTTCAGGTGTGAAGTACACCATGCCTTCATCGTTTGTTTCCCCGGCAAGACACATCAGAAATACCCACATCAATGCAATGGTGTCACCATCTGGCAGTCTGCGAATCTGCTTGATTTTTCGGTTATCCGGCAAGCCTGTTGCAAGCTTGATCCACTTAACATCTGCCACGTTTACACCTTCCCTTTCTTCGGTCTTTTTCTGTGCTTGCGCAATTCATCCGTCACAGGCGGTTTGCCAATTTGCTTTACCGTGCAATCTTTAGGCTTGTCCGTTCTGATCTTGTTTGTGATGCTCGTGTACATGCAATACCTTGTTTTGCTTGACCAGTCAAACCAGCCATAATACATACAGCCTTTGCAGGTCTTATCACTTACCAGCCATTCCTTTTCATTCTTCAAGGCGTTGCCCTCCTTTTACTTCCAAGGCCAATTCACCGTTCAAAACCTTTTCTTTCAACGTGCGGTATTCAGGCCCGGTCAGGTATTTTTTATAGAGTTGCAGTTTCTCTAACGCTTTCATTGTCAGTTCGTCCATTTTTGCGCACCTCCGTTTCCAGCCTGTAAAAGCTGGCACGCAGCCTTTCCATCTCATTGAAGGTGTCCCGGCGTAGCGTATCCATTTCACGGTATACATCTTCATAACGGCGTCTTTCGGCAATCCGATTCTGCACTTCTTCTTCCAAACGCTTTTTGCTAATAAACAACATTCATTATTCCTCCTTACCAGTAATCAGTTCTGCATAGGGCAGTTCTTCAATCCTTTGGCAGAATGTACGCCACTCGTCCAGCTTGTGGTTCTTCCGGCTGTTGTACATATTCCGCAGCACTTCATAATTCAGCATGACAGTGCGCTTCTGATTGTAACTGCTGGGCAAAAGTTGGATCATCTCGTGGAAATAGAATTGATCGTTGGTTTCAATGTAAGCAGTACGAGCAAAGTTCAGTTCGCCAATCACTTTTTTCATGATTTTCAAACCATCAGGTGACAGGTAATCGTGACTGAAATCATCCAGCGTTAATTCCTTGGCATGGATTTTGTGCATCGTGCTGCACGAATTGGCAACCGTACCAACCTTGTATGTATCAAATTCCTTCCACCAGTACAAGGGAGCAGAGATGTCCATGTATACGGTAATCATCCGCAGGAATTTGCCATGCACCGGGCCAGCGTCAGCCAGCTTCTTTGCAAGCGTCAAGTCGTTTTTGCCAAGGATGTATTTTGCAAATTCACCGTGGCAGTCGTACCAATCTTCACAACCTCTAAGGCATGGCTTGCGATCATGACAGCCATATTCGCTATCCGATTTGTCCCAGCTATTCATCGGGTTTCTCATACCACGGATAGCGTGTTCCCAGCCCATAACTTCCACATTGTCAATCTTAATCATGGTCATTACCTTCCTTTCAACCATTGATAGAAACAGGAACACAGAAACCCGATCAAAAAACACAAAAGCACTCGTTCGTTCATTGCTTGTATTCCTCCCAATCATCAATGCACCAGCTACACGGGCCGCAAAGCCTGCATCTCAAATCATCGTCCCATAACGGGCAACCTTTGCAAGTCCTCCTGCACAAGCACATCTTTTTGATGTCAGCCAGCAGCTTCCGGGTCTTTCTTGTTACTCTCATCTTCAATCCTCCAGCTTCCGTCCACACATAGGGCAGTAATCGGCATAATATACTTCACCTTCACCGTCATCAGCAAAGATGAATGCGACAACTTCCGTACCATCCTGGCAATACTTACAATGTTTTTTAGGCATCTTCGGCATCCTCCTTTGTAACCAGTTCGGTCAGGTATTCCAGCACATCAATTTTATTTTGCAGCGCATTCAGTTCTTCGGTTGTCACGCCGTGTCGGCACTCGGCATAGCCCAGATGGTTTCTTGCTCGTTTGATTTCCCGGTAAAGCCAATGCAGGGCTTTTTCACGCATCTTCCGCACCTCCGTCCTTCTTCGCCCTTTCAAACCACCTTCCGGCAATAAAACCGTGAAGCCACGCAAGCGCAAGGAAAATCACAGGCCAGATTATATCAGCCATCATTCCACCTCCATGCCCAGTTCATTTTCGTCCAGCGGTTCTTCCACATCAAAGCCAGTTGCGGCTTTCAGCATTTCAATCAGTTCAGTAGCACAAAGCGTATTGTTCAGGTTACGGATTGTCTGCACAGCAACGGCATGGATGCGCTTATGCCCAAAGCCGTGAAGCTGGTGCAAGGCCAGCAGCAGGGCGGCAAATGCGTTATTGTATGAATCACGCCTTACTTCTTCCCGTACTTTGTCAAGGCTATTGTCCACGGCCTGGGCAATGATTTTCTGCCCAATGCCATAGCGGCCTAATTCACGCCTGGTTTTCCTGTTCCAATTCTTCGCCATTGCTTTCATCCTCCAGCCTATAACGCTTAATCTGGCAAGGTTCGTCAAAACGGTTCTTTACGGTTTCAAACTCACTTCTGATGGGATAGCCATGCTTGCGCAAATCAGAAATTCTGGATGCCAGCCGCATCACGCCCAAATCACGCAATGCTTCAAGCTGTGTGATACTGCCAAATTCCTGCATATACTCAATGATGCGGTAATTCTGTGTCGGTCTGCTGTGTACTGACATCAAATATCCCCTTCCTTTCTGTGTAGGCTCTTTTCGGCTTCAAAGCCGTTCGGATAGCGTTCTTTCAGCTTTGCAATGTTCATCCGTGCGATTTCTTCCAGTTCCCAGCCGTTGGCAGTGCAAAATTCCGCAATGCCCCAAAGAATGTCACCCAGTTCCTTTTTGATATGTTCTTCCGTTGCCATATGGCCTTGGTAGGTTTTCTGGAAAATGCCGTGCAATTCGCCCACTTCGGCAGATAGCAGATGCAGGGCGTGTTGTTCGATGCCTGAACGGCCATATTTTCTGTTGATTGTCCGGCTGGCCTGTGCCTGGTATACGTTCATGTGCATTTGTCAAACCTCCCGTATTCTGATCCTGTGAATATGTAACATTAGCTTCCTTTTAATAATATACTCTGGCGTTCTTACACCCTTGGTGTCTTCCACCACATCCTTGCCGTTTTCCGTATAGACGAAATCGGCATAATAAGCGCACTCCTTTTCCACCACACGCTTGCCAGGTGTCAGTTCCTTGCCGTTTTTGCCGTAACGCTTGAAATGCTCATATTGCGTAGGGATTAGCAGGAATTTCACCTGCCGCTGAAGGTTGCGGATCAGCCCGGCCCTTTCCATCAGCCACAGTTCGCAGAAACGCTTGTATTCCTTCTGGCTGTCAAAGGTTTCCCCGTCCACGGTGATTTTTTTGCTGCGGTATTTGCTCATTTAGTTACCCCCATTCAAATATTCATCAAATGTACGGCACTTTGCAAAAATGAAGCGGTTATTTACCCAGCGTTGAAGCTTTCGGAGAATATGCCCCTTTGGAATGTGTTCCTTGTCATAGAGCATCACATAAGGGCTGTAGCCAAGATCACGCAGCGTGTAAATGCGCTCCAAATCTTCGTCGATGGAAGTGTCAAAGTTGCAAAGCACATACACGCCCAATTTCCTGTAATCTATGCCAGTGATGGTTTTGAACATTTCAAATTTGGGTAGAATAATACTTTTGTCCTGGTATCTGTCCCACGCAAAATGAAAGTTCTTGCTTTTGATCCGCTTCAGCATTTCGGCCTTTTCCTCTGTCATCAGCCTTATGTCCAAACCTTGGTTGATGTCAACCCACGCCTTGCTGTCAATCAACTGCTGCAATAGGTCTTTCCATTGTCTGCAAGCAAGGATATTCGGATCACAAAGCACGATATTTTTTTGACCACTCCAGAATTCCGAAAGATCGGCCACTTTCCGTGACATTCTTCCTTCCTTGGCTTCCACATGGCAAAAATCACATCCCCTGGGGCATCCCCTGGTAAGAAACCCGTATGCCGTATCTGTGATGCCATACAGGGAATAATCGGGGTATATATGCTCAATTTCTTTAGGCAACGGAATATCTTTTGTTTTGTCAAACACTTCCTTGCCATTTACAAGGCTGATACAATAACCGCTGCCGCCTTTTACAATTTCGTCTGCATCAACAAAATACTGATAATCAGGCGTGAAGCTGAATACTTTTGACATATACACTTTATCCACATGGCCTGTGAATAAAGGGTCATACCACTCGACAGCATCCCCCCTTTTCTTGTGATATGCTGATATTTTCATCAGTGGTATGTTGGGGAAATTATGACCATCAACATCAATCAACCCTATTTTCATTTCATCACCAATCCATATCGCTGCCATTTTCCGGCCCTGCGTTTGCCGGGGTGATTGATCTTGTCGTGGGAAAAGACGCTGTGCCAGGGCAGCTTCAGAAACCGAAGGGCTTCGTCAATCTCCCTTTGCCGCCGTCTGTCCTCACGAAATTCAGAACGGAAGGGGTTCATCATCAATCTCCACAAAGCCAGTATTCTGCTTAATCATGCTGCCCTGGGTAGGCTCATTCTGGATGGCTTCACGCTCCTGCTTCACATAAGCATCTTCCTTGGCATCTGCTTCAGAACGGGGAGAAAGAAATTCCACATCTTCAGCCATCACTTCCAGGCTGGCACGGGGCTTGCCATCGTTGCCCGTGTATGCACTGGCAGACACACTGCCAACAACAGCCACCTTGCGGCCTTTGGCAAGGTACATATGGCATACCTGACCAAGCTGCTGCCAAGCGGAAACACGGAAGAAATCAGCTTCCGGCTGTCCTGCCTGTGCGCTCTTGCGGCGGTTGACAGCCACGGTGAAGCTGCACACCGCTTTGCCGTTCTGGGTAGTCCTCATTTCAGGTTCGTTGGTTACGTTACCGATAATCGTCAATTTCTGCATTATGTATTTCCTCCTGTATCACTGTTTCAGTTATCGCTGCCATACAAAGCACCGTTTCCCGGTCTTTGCGTTTTTGATTGCAATGCCCATGATGCGCTTGTTTTCAATCGCAATTTTTTCAACAAAGAAGCTGTCGTAGCACTGCCACCTGTCACCGTTCTGCTTCAGGGCTGTACAATCTTCAGGCTTGATCCAGATGAAAGGTGCTGTGTACAGTTCACGGCCAATGCCCCAGTTGAAGCAAGCCCGTTTGAAGCTGTCGGAAGCAAGTCCCTTTTCCTTTTCGGTGTTGCTTTCCGTCCCGGTATCTTCCTTGCTGATCCACTGCTGTTTCTTTTCGTCCCAGATGGATACAATGCAGTTTGCGTTGTCCCTGGTGTGCTGACGCATCCAGTTGTAAGCACCCACGCTTTCGTCAAGGATATTCTGGTCACACCGGGCATCCTTATAAAGCAGAAGGGAAACGCCCGTTCCTTTTGCCTGGGCAACACGGCATTCAATTTCGTCTGCCCTCAAATCACGGAAAATGCACATTTGTTATTCCTCCTATCACTTAATCTGTGCGTTCTGGCGTTCTACCAACATACAGCCGCTGACAAGGTTGCCAGCCTTGATTGCTTCCTTGATAGCCGTTTTGTTGGGTGTGTAGGTGATTTTCTCCGTTTTCATTTCCAAGGGAATCAGGCTTTCGTCCGTGATTTCCACCGTTTCCGATTTGCGGAAGGTAACAGCACAACGCCAAGTGCTGAATTTCTGACCGTTCAGCGCATAAGCCAGCCAGTTCTTCAGCCCTTCAGCCTTTTTCATTGCCGCCTTCTCACGTTCGGCAAAGGCTTCTTTTTCGGCCTTGTATGCCTGGGCATCGGCAATCAGGTTTTTGAACCAGCAAGCAACGCTTTCAATCTTGTCATTGCGCTCCATTTCCAGGGCATCCAGCCGTTCGGCATCAACGATTTCGCCTGTTTCCATGTCCAGGCATTCCATGATGGCCTGGTCGATTTCGTAAAGCGTGGCCATTACTTCACCCCCAGTTCTTTGAGCAGAACACGCATCTGGATTTCCAGACGGTTCATGCCGTTTTCCAAGCGGTTAAGGGAATTGACAATGCCCTGGATGGATTGGTCATCAGCATACAAAGGCTTCTGGTCGTTGCAGGGGTAGGCGTTGGAAGTAGTCCTTTCGTGGATGACAAGCTGGTCAAATTCCATGCCAAGTACGGAACAAATCAGCTTTGCCTTGTTACGGGTTACTTGCCCACTTCGCCGGATACCGTGCCACCAATTATCGTTGTGACCCATGCTTTCACTGAATTTCCCTTTGGTTATGCCCTTCTTGGCGATAAACGCTTCAACCAGGGCAACGTCAATCTTTACCTTGTCAGTAGCTTTCATGTTTTTTCTCCTTTCAGCTTTTCCGAAGATTGCAGCAATCATCTTTGTTGTGATTGACTGCTTCTCTCCAAAAGTCATAATGTTCTGTCACATCTTCACACACTGAAACTTCATCAAAGCCCGTGATCTTTGCCAGGTATTCAATCTTCTTTTCAAGCGGCAGATGGTCATATCCGGCATGGTGTACCGTGTATTCCGTGTAATCCAGCGGAAGCCACTTCTTGATCCAGTGGTTCACCCGGAGGAATTCCACCTGAATTTTCCGGCACTGAATGCTGTTCAGCCGTGCAAAATCCACAAACTGCGGTACATAGGGGGAAAGCCTGATTCAAGCTTTTCAATCCGCTTTTCCACTTTGTCCAGGTCAGCCACGGCAGGTTCTTTTGCATCCCACAGCCCCCGGAAGTTAAGCAACGATTTTGCGTAGCAGTACGAACAATCGTGCTGGCATCCGCAGCCGTACAGGTCAAGCCTGGTGTTGTAATGGCATTTGCCGCCTTCATTGCCGCCCACCGTTTTGTAAAAAGATTTGAATTCCTTTTTCATGTTTCTGTACTCCTTTCTTATTTAGAGTGCAGAAACGCCTATCATCCCTGTTTGGTTAGATACCTTTGAGCATCCTGCGGAATTTGGCTTCTTCCTTGATCTTGTGGCAAAGCTGGGTTGTCCCCTCAATCAGTGCCGTGGGGATCACCAGCAGTGCCATGATACCCACCATTGCGAAAATTCCCATGTCAACCTTCCTTTCTTGCTTTCATCATTTCCTTGCCGAATTGCACAAGCGCATTCTTTACAACGGCTTCCCTTTTCTTCCGTTCTTCGGCTGTCAGGATCGGACGATATACCACAATTTCCACATCACCGAAAACGTGGGTTGTCGTGGTCATGCCGCTTGTGTTTTCAGTCATGCTTTCTTCTCCCTTCATCTGTCAGATGTATTCCCATCTGTATCCGTGTGCGGTTTTTACCTTTCCTGTAATGCATCTGCTAATACCAGCGTTGTACTCAACGCCGCAGAACGCCATTGCTTCTCTGACACTATCAAAAGTCCTGACAAATTCGCCGTACTTTGTATAGGCCGCAATGTGTGTGGTCTTGTGCAATCCATTTCTGTATGCGTGGAGCATATTCGTGCTTCTGTCCGTCCATTCAAGGTTGCTGGCGGCATTATTTCGCTTGTTTCCATCCTTGTGATTAACTTCACATGTTCCGGCAGGCTTATTGATGAAAGCGGTTGCTACAAGCCTGTGAACATATCGCATGTTTGGCTTGCCGTCACGAAAAAGGTTTACTTGGCAATAACCTGTTATTGGGTTTATGCTCGGCTTTAGATTTTTTCCGTACTTGTTAATCACAAAGCCATCATCGGATACGAAATACCGTCCGCTAAATTCGGGGATTTCCTTTACCACACCACACCTCCGATTCGCTTAAAGGGGATTATTAGGCAAAAAATTAAGCTGGTCATACGGCACACCATACAGTTCACAGATCACGGGAATTTTGTTAGCCGGGGGCGATGTGATGCCGTTTTCCCAACTGCCAAGGGTTTTATTGCTCACACCAATAGCCTTAGCTGCTGTTTTTTGAGCAAGGTTTGCATTGACCCTTGCAGCCTTCAAAGTAAACTTAACCATTTCTTTCACTCCTTCCTAATCCCCTTAAAGGGGATTTCTAATACTAGTATACAAGTTTATGCGCAAATGTCAACCCCTAAAAGGGAATTTTTTTAAAAAAATATTTACTTTTGGGGGGATTTGGTGTACTATATAAAAGAAGAAAAGGGGGTGAAAAAATGACCAGTATAGGAAATACAGCGATTTTTGCGAAGAACCTGTCTTACTACATAGAACGGTCAGGAAAAACGCAAAAGGAAATTGCATTAGCGTTGAATGTTGCTACTTCTACTTTTAATAACTGGGTAAAAGGTAATAAATATCCCCGGATGGATAAAGTGGAAATGTTGGCAAATTACTTTGGTATTCTGAAAAGCGATCTAATAGAAGAAAAACTTACGGAAGAAAAGAAAAAAGACAACGATCTCATGGCAGATGTCGTTGTCCGAATGCGGATGGATGAGGATTTTCGTAATTTTGTTTTTATTTCTATGTCTGTGGATTCTGAAAAACTCAAAAACGTTGCACAACTGTTAAGCGCTTTTGATAAGTAACGTGTTGATAAAGTCCAGCAAAGGAATGTCGTTGCATTCTTGCAGCTTCAGATAGATTTGATGAATTAGCTGCTCTTTGGTAATTGTGTCATTGATTGCAGTTTCATTTGTCACTTCTTTTCAATCCTTTCCTGTACCAATACAAACGGGTGTTCTCGTAAGCTATATTACAAAAGCTTTTTGAGAATTGCAAGTCTATTTGCAAAACTGGTAATATTTCACCAGTGAATGTCAGTCAAAAGGAATGGGAGCGCCGCAGCACCACCTGTACACCCCCATTCCCCAGGGATGATAGGTCATTTCTGACCCATCGTCATGATACCACTTGCAAAGTGGAAAAAACAGACAAAAATACATGAATTTTACTGCAAAATGTTTTGAATAAAAAAACAGTAATTTGCGGATTTACAGCAAAGTAGTAGAAGTATTGGAGGGTATACCTATGAAGAATAAAGTTGCCATTGCGTCCAAACCGTACAATCGATGCCTTTCCTGCCCCCATCGTCAAGAACGCTGTGACGGGCCACGCACTTCCGCTATGGCACTGCAACGCTGGTGTGAATTTATGCGAGATATGAAGGAAGCTAACGGCCTTACTAATCAGGAAATCGCTGATAAAACAGGCGTTTCCATCCGCACCATTGACCGCCTGATGGCGATGAATTGTGAAAATGACATCATGCGTGAAACGGCACGATTGATAGAAGATGCAATCATCGGTTCTTCCAACCAATACCCTTGTTATCTGGCATTTGAAGAAGAAAACATGCCTGAAGCACAGAAGCTAAGTGATGCCATGCGTGAATTGGAGCGTTTGCTGACTGATAACCAAGATTACCGGGCTGCACTGGATAATATCCATACGTCCTACAAGGCCGAAATGGATGCCATCCGTGCATCATACCGGGCCGAAATAGATGCTGTTCGTGCTGATTGGCAGAAAAATGTGGATTACTTGAAAGATCAGCTAAACAAGCAAGAACAGGAAGCACAGAAAAAGAATGATAATTTGAATGAACAAATTGCCAGGCTCCAAAGGGATAATGATTATCTTTGGGCAGAAAACAACCGCAAATCCAAAGTGATAGATAGTTTCATCGATGATGTTTTTAAGAATAAAACAGAATAACCGCAAAGGGGAATAACACATGACAATACTAACAAATGACGAATATATAATGTATCTGCGGAAAAGCCGTGCAGATAATCCGCATGAAACAGTGGAAGAAGTGCTGGAAAAGCACGAAACTATCTTGCAAGAAATGGCCGAAAGAGATTTAGGGGGACGCATCCCGGAACATTGCATATACAGGGAAGTGGTTTCCGGCGAAACAATAGATGAACGACCTGAAATGCTGGCTGTACTGGCTCAGATTGAAAATCCACGCCTGAAGGGTGTGCTGGTAGTTGAGCCACAGCGTTTATCCCGTGGTGATTTGGAGG